AGAGACAGAGGAAGTAAATGGATCAGGAGACGCATAAGGCGATCACTGTCCTAGTTGCCCCTTGTGAAGGAGATACGAGGTATTTAACCGTATGTGATAAACGTTGGGATGACTGGACATTTGTGACGGGTGGATGTAGAAAACGCGAGATAGGTTGGCCAATACGAACAGCCCTTCGAGAGTTAGAAGAAGAGACACGAGGTGTCATTGCCATTTCGGAAGGAGCCTACCGATATTTTTATTTTGAAGATGCTGAGAATGAAGGAATAATATATCACGTGTTTGTGATTGAAACTTACATTCCCAGGGAAACGCAGTTGAATATGATTGAACGATTTAATCGTGAAAAGGAAATCACAGAAGAACGCAAGCGAAATCGTCAGTCGATCCGAAGGACCTATGATGAAAATAAGTACATGTCCTTCGATACGATGCAAGAATTTCAAAATAAAGCAAAATGGCCTTTGATTGAAAATCAGGTGCTAGCCAACGATGACTTTCACCGTGCGTTGAATCCATCGTTTCCAAAAATCCCGTTTAATATAAGGAGAAACAGATGCGAAAATCAAAACAGGAACGTATCACAGAACTTAGGAACCTCTTAGGTCTAGATCCAGAAGACATCGATTCCGACGAAGCCAAACGTGTCCAGGAACTCACCGAGGAAGAAGTGGTCGGTGAGATCTATCTTTTGAAAAAATATGGACCCAAGAAAGCCGAAGACGATGAAATGACACTTTACTGCAACCTCATGTAGGCTTAAAAACAAAAAACCATAGTAATCCAGAAGACTACCATGAGTTTCAAAGACGAATGTGAGCGACTTGGATGGTGGTTCCGAACCAAACCACAAGGAACCACGATTACTCACACACTGATGAATGGATCGGGCGTACTTATCGTCCCCCTTCAGCAGCGTGAGAGATTTTATGAAATGTGTATGAGATGTCTGTCCAACCGTGAAAAGTTGTTCATGGTGGAGCAGACCAAGAGTTCGGACAGGTTCAGGATGTTTTTGGATATCGACTATGTGACTACAGGAGAACAAGGTGCTGTTACAGATGAAACAATAAAGCGTTGGGCGATTCAACTTTATACAGCGTTTCCTTCGCTCGGTCCCATTCTCGTTTCCACTTGCACTCGCGCCCAGGGTGAGGACTTCAAGAATGGTGTCCATCTCTCATGGCCTCAGGTGACGGTAACGACTTCATCTGCACTGAATATACTGAATCGCATCACCACTGTCCTTGTTGATTACGATCAGGATGTTCCATGGTCGACAGTTCTGGACAAGTCGGTGTTCAAGACGGGCTTGAGAACCATTTGGTCATACAAGATGAAGCGAGAAACCAAGGAACTGGTTGTTCCTTATGTGCCTAGGTTTGAAATTGGAAAGGATGGCGTCACTGAAATATCTCAGGCCAAACCGTCGGCGAGTATGTTCGAACGTTTTTCTATTCTTCCTCATGGAAATGAACTTGATCACTTTGGAGGGAACGAGACCATCATTTCAGGAATCAGTGCGGACGATGAACTGGTCAAGTGGATCCAGGAAGTGTATCCCCAACACAACGTGAAGCGAATTGATAAGATCATTCCCAAGAAGACCCACTGGGTCATCGCGACTCAGAGTAAATACTGTGAATTTATAGAGAGAGAACACAAGGGAAACCATGGGTGGTTTTTGGTCGACAAGGAATCGAAAACCGTTCTGTTCAAGTGCCACGACGAAGACCACAAATGTCGGAGTGGTCGCAAGTACATGGTTCACCCCAAGATAATAAAATATCTGCAAAAATTAAACAAGGTATGATTACCATTTTACTGATTATAGGTTTCGCCATCATATTCATATTAGGAAAACGTTCCGGTTACGGAAAGCCAGTAAGCCCCGATTTGTGGAAACCAATTGACGACATGATTCCAAATCTTTCGAGATTTCGTGATTTGGATCCAGAAACATATACGCGTTTTGAGAGGGAGCTTGAATCCGCAAAGAAAGAGATGATTAGTCCAGATGTAACTATTCTAAAGGGTATCAGTTTGGAAAGAAGTGGCATGTACCTCAGGCGTGCCGTGGACGAATTTTCATCTTTGGCGGGTTCCCTTCCATCGGGTGATTCGATCTATCACGATGAAATATCAGAATTGGCAGCATCACTTGCGATTACGGGCGAACGGGTTCTAGTGAATGCCGCCGAAGAAACGAAACAATCATTTACGCCACGAATTTTGAATGCGCTTATTGAATAAAAAAACATTCCCACTGCTTAATAATGGAAACGAGAACTCGTTCCGGACGCGTGGTCAAGAAACCTACACTTTACACACCCGATGAGGTCGTCGAAGATGACTTTGACGAGTCTGATTACGATTCGGATGATGAGTGTTCCGACGTAGAGTCTATTCGGACAGAAGATGAGAGTGACTATGATGGCGCTGATGAAGACGATGACCTTGATGGATTCATCGTGTCGGATGAGGATGATGAGGAATAGGTGCGCTCATCTAAACCATTAAAAACATGCATTCATATTAAATCCTTCCCAATGGAAGTAGCAGTAGACAGCAATATACCACAGGGATTTGACATGGATGACGGAGGTGCTGCTCCAATTTATAGACCCAATGACATTCCTCCAGAACCGGAAGCACACGAGGAACCCGAAGAGGATCAAGTTCAGCCCATTTATTACGAAATCCCTATGCCTAAACAACAAGAACAACACCACCAGGAGATTTATCATCACCCACCTCCTCCACAACAGGACACCATGTTCAGTGGAATTAGTCCTCTCGTGTGGATGGTGATTATCTTTGTTGCATTCATTCTTGGTTTCTTTATGGGCATGGGTGCGGGTGGAAGGAACAGCGGTCCTGGTCAGGCCGCGCCGATCATCCTGACTTCAGGAAGGGGCGTCTAAAAATCTAAGCAACTAGTAGAAGATGGACGGGTTTAACACCATCGCATCCATTGCATTCGGAATGCTCGCCGCGTGGGCCATTTTGGAACAGAGGGAATTTTATGTTCCTCTCCATACAGATCCAGGTGACGACCCTTCAAAGTATTATGCCTCTCCCATGGAGGTCTTGGATGAATCACTGTATGTAACGAATCCAGAATCGTTATATGCAGGGTTCAGTTTGGAGCCTGGTAATATGGTTCAGAAGATCCCGATCGGTCCTGTGGTGGATCGTCTTGGAAACGCCAAGGAGATTCCCGGTCTACCGGCCAGAGATATTCTATATCCCATCAAGGACGACGCTGACCTTGAAATTGAAATGATTCCCGTTCCGGGTTCTGGTTTAGGTGAAGTTGAGGTCTTTCCCCAATTGCTTAACCGCTGAACATCTGTTCAGGATCCATCTTCTCCTTTCCCTTTGAAGAACTTGATGACTCTTCCTCAATTGCCGGAAGGTTCTTCTTGCGCTCCTCTTCACGCTCCTTGCTGATCCTAGCCACCTCTTCATCGGCCATCTTGACAAGTTCCTCCATGCTCTTGTCAGGGTACTCCTCCTTGTACTTTTCAACCAGTTCGGATGGATGAGGAATGGGAGCTTCGTCGGGTTTGGTGTAGAACTTCGAGTTCTCGTCGCCAGCCTCCAAGAAAGGCATGCTTGAACCAGAAGGCTTGGCCGACATATCTTCCTTGCGCTTCTCGAACATCTGGGCAGCGTGCTTCTGGTTCTCCTTGTAGCCATCCATGATTGCTTGAAGACGTTCGTCGGTATACTTGACGTTCTCCATCTCCGAAACCGGAGGAGGTGGAAGAAGAAGCCATTCGTACATGTTCACCACGTAAATGTCTACGGATGAATCCAGACCCTGAAGCTCCTTGGCATGCTCCTCAGCCTCGCCCTTGGTTCCGAAAGCGCCACGAATTTTAATCATGAACTCAGTGTGTTTGGCACCCTCGGCGGGACGCACCCACCCACCATCAAGGTTTCCAACAAATGAAAGGCATGCCCAAGCAAGACCGGGGACAGTAAGCTTATCTTTTGCGAGACGAGACATTGTACTTTAGTATATAATTTCTTCTTTAATTGTAAGATGTCACAGAAGATACTAATTTATGTGACCATGTGGTTGCTTCTTTTTTCCTTTTTGAAGATGGCCAAAGAACCCAAGAGTTTGGTGACGCTTAGAGAACGATACACCACGTTGCGTGAAGAGTTTGCCAAACTTCCAGAAGGGCACAAGTTTCGCAAGTTGGAAGAACCCATTCTGTTGGTGGGCTACCACGGGATGCAAGGAGGGCTTCTTGGGTTCAACACAAACAAGGGCTCAGAGATTGGTCTATGTGTAGACGGGTGCCCCAACGAACTGATGCACGTTCTTCTACATGAACTTGCCCACGCGACCGTCAAGGAATATGATCACAGCCCGGCATTCTGGGCGAACCTGGACGAACTCAAGGATTTTGCCGAGGGCAAGAAACTTTACAAGACCATCGAAGACCCCAAGGGATTTTGTGGTGCCCGCATCCATGATTAATTTTGTGACTCAATAGTAATATGGCTGACGCTACTGGTGTGGTGCCTGCGCTCAATCCCGCTGAGGCTGTTTACTTCATCAGCCTGTACTTTTACAACTATTTTGTTCTCCAGTTGGTGAGCAAGATCATGGCGTTGATGAACAAAACAGAACCCGCGGAAGGTTCAGATGAAGAGAGGACCGCAACATTTCAGGAGTTCTTCACGCTCTTGTTCTACATCCTCTCGGTGATTTCACTGTTGTTCATCACCCTTCAGGCCAAGGGTTCAAGTCGCCCGGCGACCTTCTCGGGGCTGGTGGTTGCACTGATTGCCGTGCCGAGTTCACTTGGTCAGTTCGATCTCTTCAACGACCCCTACTGGAAGTATCTGGTGCCTCTCGGCGTTTCACTGGTAACTAATTATTATATCGGGTAATAGCAGAATGGCGGAACCTTATCTTCCGACAATAAAGGATTTTGATTTCTTCTTCAAGTTTCTTTTTGCCTATTTCTTTCTTCAGGTGTGGGCAATTTTGGTTGGTCAGGATATCAAATCTGAAGACAAACCCACCGAGAAAGACTATAAAAATACAATCAAAAAACTAAAAGCAAAACCAGAGGACAAACTCACGTTCTATGAAAAGATTGAACTCAATGCAGCAAAAACAGCACTGAATAGAATGAAGGAAAATCCTGTCGATGAAGATCAAGAAAAACTCGCCAAACAACGTCGCCAGTTGTTCAAGTTCATCTTTATCTCGGCGTCTATGTTTGTTTTCGCGGCCACGATGATTGGATTTTTGGAGGTTCCAGCAAGGGACGTTGGAAATATCGCGGTATTTGTATTTATAACAGCTTCACTTTTGAAGTATCTTTTTAATTACACGATCACAGACAATCAGGTTCGCATGATCATTCTTTCTGGAATTGCACTTTATGTGGACTCGCTCAGTGAAACGGCTGAACGCATCGCCTCCCAATTTTAAAATCCAGAATAATAGTAATAATGGATGTATCGAGTCCAGGGTACATGTTTGGTTCTTGGGTCCTGTGGTCGGCCCTGATCCTACCTACCATGTATCTTAATGTCAACAGTGACCCAAAGGAAGCCAAGTCGCCAAACTGGGCGAGGGCGCTTTTGTTGTTTCTTCAGGTGATTATAAGTGGAGGTGCCTTTGCCGCTGCGCCCGCCGCCAGAGCATTATTGATGAACCCGATTCCACCGATCGTGATGATCACCATTTACATTCTCCTTCGTTACGTTCAAAAGGACCAGGAGTTTGATAAGAATCGTCTTATTCAGTGGGTGGGCGGTACTTCGCTTTTGGTCGTTGTGATACTTCCCCAACTCATCACGGCTGTCAAGCGTGGAAACTTTGTCGGCGGTGAGTTCACAGGTCTTCAACCGGGGACTATCAACTACACCATTGCTTCGCTTGGACTCTGGTTCGCGATTCTTTTGCCGACTCTGTGGTTCTTCATTGAACGTCAGAACAAGGAAAAGAGTGGAACGGCCATTCTCGGTCAAACGCCCGAGTTTTTCCGTCTGGTCATGGTGGCGATCCAGGTTTTCATCATGGTGTTGGCGAGCATAAATCCTTACACCCAAGGTCTCATTCGCAACCCGATACCCCCTTTGGTGACTTTCGTGGTCTATTTCTTCACCAAATACATCGGCGTGGTAAAAGAGCAAAGGGTCCAAAGCACTGGTATAATCACGGCAGTCTTGGTCGTGCTTTTCCAGATCATTCAAGAGTCCCTTCCTTCGCTTCTCAGCATAAAGGGTGTCACGCTGACCACCGGTACTTCATTCTACAATAATCTCAGTTACCTGGCATGGACCCTGATCATTATTCCGAGCCTCTACTTCTTCCTCCGCGGACGCAACAAGGTCGTTGGAGATTCCGTCACCCAACTTCCCTATAACCGAAACATGAAAGGCTTTGAGAATCTTGGTAACTGGCAGAAGGACATGGTTCCTCTGGTTCAGTTGATCGTTCTCTATGTGCTTGCCGTGGGTGTGCAATCCTTCCGCGGTCTGTTCATGAACCCAGTGCCTCCCTTGGCCATGATGGGTCTGCTCGTATTCACCATGTTCGTGCAGTCCAACAATCCAGGCGCAGACTACCCAGACAACGAGGGTCTGGCTGCCATCATCGCCGCCTTTGGTTTCGGCGCCAACTTCACCTTGGCCGACCCCGTTCTCAAGTCGATTTTCAAGAACAGTGGAGGTGCGCCACCCATGGAGCCTGAACCTGTCGTGTTTCCTCCTGAACCCGTGATGTCCCCTGTGGTGGAACCCGAAGTCCAGTCAAATAAAATCACAAACACTAATAGTAATGGCAGACAGTAAGTCAAGCGATGGTCGCGTGACCGCGTTCACACTTCTTTTTGCATTTGCAGTGGTTCTCGCTGCCTACCTCTCAGGTCCCGAGAATAACTTTTGGATGGCCCCCGGTGCCATCATGTACATGGTGCTCCTCCTGTCGATCGCCATCCCGCGGTGGTGGATCCTCGGCGACGACACCAGTCTCAACAAGAATCTTGGTGTCATTATTGCATTGATGCTGGTTCCTTCGGTGCTCGCTCCGGTCTTTGGCATCAAGACCAGCACCAACGTCTATAACTACTGGCGGTCCATCATGATCCCCCTCTATGCCGGCTACGCCCTTCAGAAGAGAGGCATGCCTGGTTCAGGAATCCTGGTCACCTTTTCCACCCCGCTGGTTGTCATGCTCTCCATGATTTTCAGTATCAATCCTCTACCCAATGTTAAAATCCCCGGGACCAATGTCTCCAACGAGTGAAAAATTCATTCAGGCTCTTAAAGAATAGAAACGCAAGGTAGGTACATTACAATGCCACCCAAATACGAAAAGAAGACCCTTCACCAACACTGTCTGGATAGGAGTGATGCGTACATTGGCTCGTGTCTTCCAGAAGACAGGGATGTGTGGGTTCCACAGGGTGACAAGTTTGTCAAACGTACCGTGCGTGTCTCCCCCGCACTGACCAAGGTTTTCGACGAAATCTTGGTGAATGCTCTGGATCAGAGTTCTCTGAATCCATCCGTTACAAAGATATCCATCGACGTGGATGAATCGGGTAGAATCACCATCGCCAACAACGGCGTGTCCATTCCAGTAGTGATCCATGAACAGACGCAGGTCTGGACGCCCGAACTTATCTTCGGTCACCTGCTGACTTCTTCAAACTATGATGACTCCGAGGAGAGGACCACCGGCGGGCGTAACGGCTACGGAGCCAAACTGACCAACATCTACTCAAAGGAGTTCGAGATCAAAGTGGATGACCCTGAGACAAGGAAGTCCTATCACCAAGTCTGGAGGGACAACATGCGCGTCTGTGCCGAACCCAAAATCAAATCCTTCGCGGGCAAGACAGCCAAGGTGCAGGTCAGTTGGGTGCCGGACTGGGAACGCTTCGGTCTGAAGGGAATCACCAAAGACGTCAAGGACATGTTCATGAAGAGGGCTCTGGACGCCGCAGCGTGGGTGCCAACCAAGTGCAAGGTTCACTATAACGGTGAGGTCTTGGCGATCAAGCATCTTCAAGATTACACTTCGCGCTTCACTGACCAACCCTTGGCGCAACTCAAGCAGGACAGGTGGGAGGTACTGGTCTGCTCATCAGCTGGCGCAGGCTTCAAGCAAATCTCGTTCGTCAACGGCATCTGTACCGAGAAGGGTGGAACCCATGTCGATCACGTGGTCAGTCAGATTACTTCCGACTTAGCCAAAAAGACCAAATTGAGACCTTCACAGATCAAGCAGTGCATGTTGGTTGTCGTCAAGGCGGTTCTGGTCAATCCTTCGTTCTCCAGTCAGTCCAAGCACGAATGCATGTCCCGCGTGCAGGACTTTGGATCCAAGTTTGAACCCACGCCTGCATTTTTGAAACAGGTCAAGGGCGTTCTGGAACAGGAACTTTTGGCACAGACCAAGGCGTCGGAGGTTCGTGACCTCAAAAAGACCGACGGTGCAAAGAAGAGCAGGATTTCAGGCATCCCCAAGTTGGACGATGCCAACTGGGCAGGGACGGTCAAGTCCAAGATGTGCACGCTGATCATCACCGAGGGAGATTCTGCCAAAGCTCTGGCGATCAGTGGATTGTCTGTGGTAGGCAGGGACCAGTATGGCGTCTTTCCACTCAAGGGTAAGCCAAGGAACGTTCGGGACTTGGGTTCGAAGGCACTGACAGCCAACCAGGAGTTTTCGGATTTGAAGAAGATCCTGGGTCTTCAGCAAGGCAAGAAGTATTCAGATCTGACTGACCTACGTTACGGGAGACTGATGATCATGACCGATGCCGATGTGGATGGTTCACACATCAAGGGTCTGGTCTTGAACATGTTTGACTGCTACTGGCCCGAGTTGATCACCATGGGCTTCGTGGTAAGCATGATCACTCCGGTGATCCGAGTGAAAGGAGGACGGATCAATGAATCCTTCTACTCGGAGAGAGACTTTGTGAACTGGCTCGAGCAGACCCATCAAGGGAGGGTGCCACGCGGAGTCACCATCAAGTATTACAAGGGTCTGGGTACTTCCACATCTGCAGAAGCCAAGGAGTACTTCAGGGATCTTGGACGATTGACCGTTGGGTTTGTGGCAGATCAAGAGAGTCAAAAGTCGGTGGGACTGGCATTTGACAAGTCGCTGGCGGACGATCGGAAGCGCTGGCTGGCAGAACCATTTCGAGGCGATCCACTTCCGTACGGCAAGGTGACCTCGGTGACCGTTTCAGATTTCATTCACAAGGATCTGATTCAGTTCAGTCACGCAGACATTCGCAGATCCATTCCAGATGTTCGTGACGGTCTGAAGCCTTCACAGCGCAAGGTGATTTACGGATGCATCAAGCGTAATCTGACGTCCGAAGTCAAGGTGGCTCAGTTGTCTGGCTATATTTCGGAGCACACTGCCTATCACCACGGCGAGATGAGTTTGCAGGGAACCATCGTGGGGCTGGCACAGGACTTCATGGGGTCGAACAACATGAATCTGTTGGAGCCGTGTGGTCAGTTTGGAACCAGATTGGCTGGAGGCTCGGATCACGCAAGCGCCAGGTACATCTTCACGCGTCTGTCCAATCATGCCAAGGTCTTTGATGAAAGGGACAATGCCTGTCTGACATACCTCAAGGATGACGGGAAGCCCATCGAACCTGAATACTACCTACCCACACTGCCTATGATTCTGGTGAACGGCGCGGAAGGCATCGGAACGGGATTCAGTTGCAAGGTGCCTCCGCACAATCCTGTGGACGTCAAGGAAAATCTGAAACGGTTCATTCGTGGAGAGTCACTGAAACCAATGAAACCTTGGTTCCGTGGATTCAAGGGATCCGTAGCGGTATCGGACGAGGGTGTCTGGACGCTCGCAGGTGTGTGGCAGGTGAGTGGCGACAAGGTCGAGATCACCGAACTCCCACCGGGCACGTGGACCCAGACCTACAAGGAGTTTCTGGAAGGGCTTGTTGAGAAGAATGTCATCAAGAACTACAGCAATCACAGCACGGAGGAGAATGTCCGTTTCGTGATCACCGGCTACAAGGGTTCTGCACCAGAGAAGGATCTCAAGTTGACTTCGACGATCCGAAGCACCAACATGTATCTTCACGGGCCCAATGGGATTGAAAAGTTTGACACGCCCTTGGATATCCTCAGGACCTATGCGACCGAACGGATGGCACTCTACGACAAGCGCAAGAAGTATCTGGTGGCGACCTTGGCAAAGCGTTCTGGGATGGCGATGGATCGCGCCAACTTTGTCAAGGGCATCCTCGATGGATCCCTCAGGGTCATGGGACTGAAGAAGGCAGACGCCGAGGAGAACATGCTCAAGAAGTTCAAAAAGGTCGACGGAAGTTTCGAGCATCTCTGGGGACTGAAGACTTCGCGCTACACCCAGGAGGCGGTGCAGGAACTCATGCAGGAAGCCAGGGTCCTACTGGACGAGTTGAAGCGTATTCAGGGGATGACCACCAAGGACATGTGGCTCGAGGATCTAAACCACTGAGGCAACCGAGGCTGGGGTCGGCGGGACCGGTCTCTCACTTCGACTTGCTTGTGGCAGACTTCTCCACCTATTGGTGGCTTTGTTCAGTAGGTTGGTCCATCGGGTTGTGTGTTCCTGAACACTATCATCATTTACTCTTTCAGAACTTGAATAAATCTTAAATTTTCCATTTGCCATTTCAGGTCTCGCTAACTTATTATTCGGATCTTCTTCGTCCATCATTCTCTTGTATTCTTTGATGATGTCGCCAGGAACTTCGGGTGCGTGGTCTATGATTTTGTCGTAGTCTTCGCGGACCTTGTGACAGTATTCCACTGCGTTCATTCTGTCTTCAGGTTCCAGGGAGAGTTCCAGGGAGATGTCACGGGCCAGGCGACTGAACAACTTGGACGTCTGCATGTTGGATTCGTACTGCTCGCCACACCTCAGAAATTTGTGGACACTGGCAATTCCGGCGGCCGACAAGTTCAAAAAACTGAATACATACAAGAGTATTTGTGAGTTTTCTTGTTCAGAGGAAGCCACCAGAGTTCCCAGTCCCGCCAGGGTGGTCAATGCGATGTTGATAATAGAAAAGTTTGTATGAGAAACGCTGTGGCGTACCGCGCATCTGTGATGGATCCACCGGTACCCCAGAGCCTTTTCTCCCCAGGACTTGATGAGTTTCTCCTGCTTCGGATGCCAGCTCATGGCATTCTCGATGCGCTTTTGTTTGTCCACCAGGAACTTGGCTTCCAGGTGTTCTATGTGACCTTCTTCTTCTGCGTCTGATGCCATCTACTTAAACATTACATTTTAATAAATAGAAATGAAGTTCTCTACCAAGATTGTTACTTTGGAAGACGGGGTCAAGGAGGTTGCTGTTCGTGCGGACGACGGAAAACCTTTATTGGTTACACTCAAGGGAGCCCAGGTGGTTTCAGTGGACGATGAGCTTCTTCTCAAGATTGATGATGAGACCGTGGCGCAGTGCGAGGATGCTGTTCTGGCAAAGGCTAAGGAGTCTAAGGTGGCTTGGTTCGGTAAAGAGATCGCAGACTCTCGACTTGAAAGCGCATTTACTTCTTCTTTTTCTCTTGATGAGAATATCTTGAGCGTGCACAAGGCCGAAAAGGTCAGGCTGTATGACGCCAAGCGGGTGTTGCTCGAGGACAAGGAACTCGCCAAAGACGACGTGGTAGACGTGGTGGTCCAACTTCGGTCGGTGCAGTTTCTCCAGAAAAGTTTCGAGACCGAGTGGGTGCTTCATCAGGCCAAGTTTAAGGCTGAGCCCAAGCCGAAGAAGGCGATTGTGGATTTTTCGGATTGTCTTTTTGAGGAAGAGCCAGAGTCAGAGGAAGAGGAGGAATTTTTTTAGTAAGTAACATTAAACGATATGAAGGTTAAGATGATGAAGACCGAGACCATGTTGCTTTTGGCTCTGCTCGTTGCCGTGGGTTATTTTATGTGGGCGAACAACGGCGCTATTCGCCGTGCCCTCGGGATGGCTCCCAAGGAGGGTATGTACAGCTGGAGCTACATCAACGGGAAGGAGGGCTACGAGGGTGCCAACGTGGATGCTTCCATGCCCGCCCCGGTGAACGGCGGCTCTCTGTCCATTCCCGCGGCGGCTGCCAACGGGATGGGGGTTGCCTCCAGCCTGCTCCCCCGCGATGTGGCGGCTCAGGAGGACTTCGGTGACTTTGCTCCCGATGACATCCTCAAGGGTCAGAACTACCTGAACCCCCGCGCCCTCATCGGCTACCCCGAGACCGTGGGAGGAAATCTCCGGAATGCCAACCAGCAGATCCGTTCGGAGCCCCCGAACCCGCGCGACCCCGTCACGATCTTCAACACCTCCACGATCGTGCCGGACCAGATGCGCCCCGCTTTCGAGCTTGGTCAGGGTACCGCTTAGATTGATCTAGATTAATAGATAATTGTAAACATTCAGGGAAACAACTCTGACTGTTTATGAATTAAAGAAATTACGATATTGCTACCAAAACGATGTCTGACGGAATGCCGATTAGCGATCAGTTCAAGGAGGCGATTGCCGAACTCGAGGGAATCAAGACTCAGCTCAATGAGGCACAGAAGGCTATCAAGGTGCTAAAGGACCGCGAGTCCAGTTTGAAGACCTTCATCGGTGGATACATGAAGGCTCAGAAGATTGATGACGTCCAGACGCGTGGCGGAACCAAGGTCACCCAGAAGACGTCGGTTAAGAAGCCCGCGATCACTAAGAAAATACTAATGGATGAACTACCAAATTACATTGAGGGAGGTCAGGAACGTCTCAATCAGATCATAAAGGAGATTGAGGATAAGTTAGAGCCCAAGGAGACATCAAGCCTTCAACTCAAGTTAAAGAAGAAATCTGAAGAGTAAGTAGTAACCAAAGATGGTGGGATCTAATCTTCTTGACTACACTCCAATTGCTTCCTCTGAGCCTCAGGTGATTGAGGACTATACCGTTGACGAGGAAGAGGAAGGCTTTGTGGATCCAAATGAATATGAGTATGAAGATTGGATAGCCTATTACAGTGATGAGTTGTGGAATAACTGGGAGTTATACAGAGAGAGGTGTTATGATAATATGACACCAGTAGCGCTTACGTTTTCCGAGTTTTGTAAAAATGAATACTATTGTTAGATTAAATGTTGGCAATCAATAGATATGATGCGACTGCCAGACGTGACAAGTACAAAGGTCATTGTTCCAACCGTCCTCTTCGCCTTCCTGTCACCCGCCGTCACGGGCATGGGTGGGCTGGTGGATCGACTGGGAATGACCTCTGTGTTCGGTATCCTGTATATAATCATTCTGCGTGGGGCGATGAAGTACGTGGTTCGGCCAAGCGAGGTCTATCTCGCATCCGGAATGTACTTTCTTCTGAGCGGAATGACAACAGACCAGACAATGATCGTGAGGAACACTTTTCTCTACTGGATTTTATTCGCGGTTATTCGCTCACAAAGTCCTCTCGAGTTCTAAAAAGGATGAAGTATCTCGTCGTGGGTCCCGGTGCCATGGGATTCTATGCTATCCTAGGAACAGTTTATGCACTGAACAATTATGATAAAACTAAAGATCTCGAAGCCGTCGCTGGATCATCTGCAGGATCCATCGTGGCATTTGGATGTCTGGTCGCCAAGTGGGACATCATCAGACTTTTTAGAATCATCCGAGAGGCTGCTGATGTAAATCAATTGATGCGACTGAATCTAAAGTCCCTTTTGAACAACTATGGTTTGGTACCGGCAACCAGGTGGAAGGAGGTATTTACAAAAATATGTATGGAATTGTCTGGAAAGGAAGATTTCACATTTCAGGAACTCAAGGAATGGTGCGGGCTGGACTTTTACGTGTCGGCGTACAACATCACGTTACAGAAGAGTTGTTACTTTTCCCACCACACCCACCCTGACATGTCGGTCTCCCACGCGGTCTGCATGAGCATCAGCATTCCATTTTTGTTCGAGTCCGTGGTCTATCAGGGTCACCGGTATGTAGATCTAGCGGCATTTGAAACGTGTCCACTGACGCCTTTCATGGGAAAGGACATGGAAGAACTTGTCTCAATCGAACTGGATCCTGAACCCTCGATGGAGAAGCCACCCCACATAGGGTCGTTTGTCGATTTCATACAACACTTTATCACTTCGATTATGAGAAATAGAGTGGTCTATGAAAAGCCTACCATCTACATCAAGATGAAAGAAGGCGAGGCGTTTAATTTTTCTATGGACGACGACAAGAAAACAGAACTATTCTATCATGGCTATCTCACCGGAAAGCGGTTTCTCAAGATAGAGCACGAAGAATGTCCCTCAGAACCAGAGCAGCAACACCTGCCATGAAGAGGACCACCATGTAACCCAACTCCGAATCCATCACACCTTCAACTTCATAGAACTCCACCCTGTCAGTGGGAAAAATTCTATCAGCAGCCTTCTCGGGAGCCGGCGGCGCCTTGACCGTTTCCCGAGGAAGCCCTCCGTAGGCATCCTCAATGGAACAATAGCCTACCATTATTTAGTATCAACTAGGAAATTATTTACAATTCAAGTGTCGTTTTTCCTTTCTTGCCACGCTTCTTCTTGGGGGCAGAAACTTCCACGTCCTTGACAGACTCACCATTCACACTCACGATGTCCGAAATGTCATCCTCAATGTTGCCGTCGCTTGACGGTCCTGCCGGTGCGCGAACTTCCTCCACGTCACGGGTCGTGGTGGACTGAGGATTCATGAAATTGGACATCAGCGACGAGAGATCCATGCTCGGTCCCTGAACCTCCCTTCGGGCGATGGGCGGCGGTGGACGAGGATCCACGTTCCTTGTTTGGGCAGTCTTGGCGGTGTTTGCCACGGCAGACATCATGTTCTTGATGAGGTCGGGATTCTGCTTGATCACATCGTTCATCTGGGGCATCGCAGACTTAAACATAGAGTGGGTCAGATGGAACATCGTGGCGGAACCACCGAGCATCATCATCAACTTCAGTTCGGGTGCCATCTTCGCCTTTCCTCGGTATTTGACGTAAAGTTCCTCGAATACATCATCATAGTCATCGACTCCATCCATCACTGATTCGGACCACCCATCCAAATGGATATCCAGGGGATTGTAGCGCTTATTCAGAAACTCGATTCCGGTCACACAGGCAATGAGCATGCGCCTCTGCATCTTGACGGATTGATCCACCTCGATCGAATAGGACATCCGCTTGACCTCACCGCGGATGTCGTGGATCGACGAATGCATGTTCAGACGCTCAATGGATCGAATTCCCTTCTTCTCCAGGCGGGTGATCTTATTCAAAAGGTCAGCCTTCTCATCGTCGATGGACTTGTATCCAGGAGAAGGTGCATCCTCGTCATAAACCTCTCCTCCTCCATAGTCATCACCGAAACCCTCACCATGATCTTCAGGCTCTTCCTGTGGCGGCGGAGGACGTGCCGAAGGCGTCTGCTTCCCGTGATTGGCAAATGCCATGAATGAAGACGCAGGTGCCTCAACAGGGCGGTCATTCATACTCGGGTTGTTCGTTCGCTTGCGCTTCGTGGCATCCAGGACGACGCCGTTGAAAAGATCCTGTTCATCATTGTCCAGGTCGACCATGATCTCGCTATTATTATCAAGTTCAATCTCGAAATCCTCCATGTCTTCTGGTGTCAGTCTATAAACTTATCATCAAGTCTTTAACGCAGAAAAAAATCAAATGTTCTAGTAAAGAAGTATGATCAGTAGTCAGTTTGCCCTCGTGCTCGTGATTGCCATCGTGGTGCTCATGTACGTCAAGTGCTTCATGGGTATGAAGAAGAGTGGGTACAGGTTGTCCCCGGAGCCGGTGGAGGTTGAGCCCATGATCAGCGGCGATGCCATCACCAAGCTTCCTTACAAGCTGGACTGTGTGCCCGGCCCAGGCAAGGATGCCGCCTACTACACCAAGGACCTGACCCCGGGTGGGTTCTGTGGTGACCAGGCACTTGTTCGTGAATCCATGTCCTACAAGATCCTCAGTGGTGTCGGGGGATCTCTCCTTGAGAAGTAAATTAAAGAGAAGAAAACAAAGGTAAGTACGAAAAACAATGTCTACTGAGGATGTGATGAAGGAGCTTACTGAGATGCGCAAGGAGATCAAGAGTCTCACCAAGTTGGTTCGCAAGATCGCCAAGGTTCAGGATGACCCCGATGGGTCCAAGGCCAAGGAGCGTGCTGCCAACACCGGGTTCAACAAGCCCAGCAAGGTCACCAAGGACCTGACTGACTTCATGGGTCTCGCCGAGGGCACCGAGGTGTCCCGCACGGATGTGACCCGTTTCGTTAAGCAGTATGTCAAGGACAAGGGTCTGTCCCACCCAGAGGATGGACGAAAGATTATTCAGGATGAGCCTCTGAAGAAGCTCCTGCAAACACCTCAAGGAGAGACTCTCTCTTATATGACCTTGCAGAAGCACATCTCCAAGCACTTCATCAAGGCTTAAACAAAAAACGCACCCTAATTTTAGAAAATGATATCCGCTCAGGAGGTTGAGGCCATCATCGGTACGAACATCAAAAACATCGATGTGTATCGCAAGGCTTTCAAGCATAAATCTTCTGTTCAACACGATGGCGTCGAAGGTTCCTATGAAACGTTGGAATTTATGGGCGACTCCGTGTTGGGCTTTATTGTCACCAAGTACTTGTTCGATAGGTACGAGAATCTGCAGGAGGGATTTCTAACTCGTGCGAGAACAAAGATTGTCTGTGGAAAGACGTTGGCGGATGTTTCTGCCAAACTGGGATTTCACAACTGGGTTCAGATGGATGAAAAGGGGATGAGAAATGGATGGAACAACAATCCTAAGATTCTTGAAGATGTCTTTGAGGCATTTGTGGGTGCCATCTACTTGGATCTCGGGATGATCGAAGCCAAGAAGTTTGTCCTGGGCGTCCTGGATAACCCAGACCTCATCCGTTTGGACCGCCTGATGGTAGATGACAACTACAAGGACATCCTGATGCGAGTCTGCCAGGCTCAGAAGTGGGATCTCCCCGAATACCGTCAGCTGGACCACGTGGATGTCACGAAGTTTAGAGTTGGTGTCTACGTCCAGGGACATCAATGGGGAACCGGCAAGGGGTCCACCAAAAAGGAAGCCGAGCAGGCTGGTGCCTATTTCACCCTAAAGCGTCTCGAAGAGAAACTTGAAAAAAGACTGGTTCCATCCAAACGCCCGAATGCCATGATTAAAAATGTCCACAGAAAGTAATAATGAAGGTCGCCCTTATCAATCCTATTTCCAAGACAGTCAACGAGTTGTGCACAGGTCACGAGATTCGCGCCTGGGGTCGCAAGTCGGGTAATGTGATCGTGGATGTCCCTACGGGGTTCCCTGTGAAGTCCATCTCTGATGTGAAGGCTTTTGGACCCGATGTGGTTGTCGTGGAGAAGCGCGGCAATGGTGTTTTCAGGGAGTTCGCGAAGAACTTTGACAAGGTCGTGGATGTAGAGGGTCTTCGTATGATGCTTTCTGCTGCACCCGTGCCCGTGGTGGTCAAGAAGGAGCCCGAGCCTGTTCCGGAGCCCGTGGTGGTCAAGGAGGAGCCGGTCCCAGAGCCCGAGCCGGTCCCCGAACCGGAGGTCGTCGCGGTCGCAGCGGCTGCCGTCGCCGAAGTTGAAGAAGTTATTCAGGTTAAGGAGGAGCCCAAACCCAAGAAGTCAACATCATCGCGCAAGAAGAAGACGCCTACCAAGTCCTCCACTTAAACATTAGAGCCCTATGCTAACTAGTATGCATCCCCAAGCGGAGAAGTTTTTCAACAAGACTTATCCTGAACAACGTTCCGATGCGTGGTTCAAGATGAGGGGCACGATGCTCACAGCATCCGATGCCGGTACCGCGATAGGTGTAAATCCCTACGAAAAACCTGAGAAGTTGATTCTGAAAAAGTGTGGCGTCAGTGAACCCTTCAATGATTGGGCGACTAAGCACGGTCAAAAGTACGAAGATGAAGCCCGACAGATCTACGAGGAACGCCACAATCAAAAGGTATTTGAGATCGGGTTAGAACCCCACCACACCCTCGACTGGATCGGTGGGTCGCCTGATGGCATCACCTACACCGGAAGACTTTTGGAAATCAAGTGCCCAAGGTCCCGACCGATTGGTGACGGAACACCACCGGTATGGTATCTCGCGCAGGTGCAAGTGCTCATGGAAGTCCTGGACTTGGAAGTCTGTGACTTTGTGCAGTATCGACCTGCCGAAATCACCTACCCCAAGCCTGCCGAGTTTGTCTGCGTGGAGATTCTACGGGATCGCGAGTGGTGGGCGACCAATATGCCTATCATGAAGGCATTTTGGGAGAGGGTCCTGTGGCATCGCGAGCATGGTCACCAAGAACTGCTTCCGGCACCAAAGCCTACGATCGATGATCTGATCAAGGAGATTGAAGGTCTCGAGGGACAACTCACCAAGGTGAAGAAGATGGCTCTCGAGATCGCCAAGGAACATTCGACCCTGAAGACGGGTCGGTGGTCTAACGAAGATGAAGAGTGGCTCTTGAAGAACAAAGACAAGAAGATAGAAGAACTTGCCGAGCACCTGAAGCGAACGGTCAAGGCCACCAAGATGCGACTGGATAAATTGATCAAGGAGCAACCCAAGCAGGAGTGGACGGTCAAGGTGATCGAGGAGGACGACATCTAAAACCCAGCTTTACTTTGAACCCACGGAAGCGTCTGCCTCCCTGGAAGGTTGGGTGCGCGGCAGACAAACTTGATGATAAAATGGTTGATCTCCTGACCACCGGAAGGGTCGGGGATGAGAGCCCCATTCTGGTTATATAACTTCACTGTAAGGCGGTCCAAATGTTCTATAGGATGAATAAATTGTGTAATTTGATCGTAATTGTCTCTGAACACGATGAGTTGGTCAGATGATGAACCTTGATCATTGGTGCTAATAATTGATCCAAAGGCACCACGGGCAATGGACTGAACCGGTGAAGTGGACGGGGTTGTTGGTGGATTCTTGGTGAGTCGGTCATTGAAGTTGGATTCCAGTTCGCGGATTCGCATATAGAGGTGTTCCACAGAACCACGGGTGTGGACGTGGAGACCCAACAAGCGTGCTTGAACCACCTGTTTCAAAGGTGTATTGAAGTACACGGTAAAGTTATTGGAACTCGTTTGATCCAGTGTGTCAAAGGATATCGTGTGATATTCGTAGTTGAAGTCTGGGAGACCGGGTGTCGTGTAGGATGACCTAGCCATTTATTACTTAGCCAAGAGAATAGCGAGCACCAAAAGAACGACCGCAATCGGTATCAGTATCTGAGCGTACTTGGTGGGAACTCCCATGAACTCTCTGCGGGGCAACAGGGCACCGACGGGTTCCGTGGAACCTTCTGGATTATTCTTGTTTCGGGTAGCAGAACGATAGTAGTTAATCAACTTGCGCGCGAATGTGTTCTCCGTCCCTGGTGTCACCGGGGGTGCGATATTGGGTTCGATGCGCTTGTCATCTTCGTCCTGCTGCTTGGTGGCGAATCGCTTATCCTTGGTGCCTTGGACATTCAACTTGAGCACAAACTCTTCGGTGTCTGTTCCCGCATTGTCAAAGGGGTATAATTTAAATGAACTGGTGGTTATATCATAATAATAGATGGACACTTTGATGGCTTCCATGATCGGAATTGTTTTTTCAACACTTATGTGGTCGTTCAACGAACTCATCACGTAATTATTGGATTGAGGACTGGTGACCTGTGGTGCAATAAGTGTCCCCGTGTATGCAAAATTCACGTTTGTATCACCACCCTCGGGTGGATTATCCACTGTATAAATCCTATCAGTTAAAATCCCATAGTTCGGAACTTCCAAGACAACGTAATAGGCATGAACATTGGCATCCGTACTGGCCGTGCTGATATAAGGAATGGATGCCGACACAAAGTTCACAGATTGGATTCCGTAAAGGGGTGTGCTGAGATAACTGGTGAAGTTGTTAGCATCGGTTGTGGATCTATCTTTTCTGGTTGAACTGTCGATAACGATGTCGTAACTTGACATACTCTATTATTAGATTGCTTTTTTTCAATGAAGAAATCACGGAGGTCCAGATCGTCCAACTCTTCGCTGAATACATCGTCCAGTTCGGAGTACTCAACCTGGGGTTTCAAAATCTGAATACTCTCTTCATGTTCCAGTGGGACCAACGATTTTTCGGATTCAGTCTCACTGGAAATTGTGGCATATTCGTCTGGGTCATACTCATAACCTTCCATTGGTTTCTACCAGACACTAGAGTTTTTCAAGGAGAACAAATGACGCAGTTTAGCGTCTAGAATTTACGGCGCTCTTTATCATCATCTCAAGTTCGGTCTCGGGTTCCCAGTCAGCCCACTCTCGGACCGCCTGATTTACCTCCAGATAGCGTTCGTCGTCCCCGTCATACTCACGGAACTCATCATCGAACCCCATATCGCACTCCTGCACGACCATATCATCATCGGTCTCCCATCCGTCAGAGTCCTCCTCTTCCTCACACGGAAGTATGGAACCATAGACCCTTCCTGTCAATTTCATGGCACTCCACTTCATACCATATTCCATGTCAAGGGCAGTGACGATGCTCCTTCCGGTGGCTTTACAATATTCAGCGGCCACCACAACGGCATTCTCCAGAACGGGCTGGATCGCGTTCGTATAGGCTTCTATGATCTGTTCCTCGCGACTCATTATTATTTTTTAAAATGTCCCTTTTCTTTAAGAGAGGAACATGTTGAAGCCTCCAGTTGGATTCCGTGGTGACACAGGTATCGGTGCCCTAACAGCACTGAGTGGAGTGGGTCAGCAAGATCCGTTTCTGTATGAAAAAATTCCTCGCGAACCCAGCTATCCAGAGTATACACACGCTACGCCCTACTACCGATTCTATAGACCCACTTCGACCAGATTTCTTGGAGAGGAAATACGTCACGTATTCAGACCCCAAAATATGGGTGATCTTTTGACAAGCTTGATGATAAAGTGCAGGTTTCCGCCAACATCCAGTTCCGCAACATGTCTAAGAAATTTGGGTCTCTCTATGATTCGAAGGGCAGATCTTTTGATTGATGGACTGGTGGTTCAAACGTTCCAGGGGGAATGGATGTCCATATACGAGTCTATGTATTCAAGCGAGCAAGATCGAACAGATATTTTCAATACCATCTTCAATCTCGGCGGTGCTTATGATACTGGCGTGAGTTTGAAAACGAATGACACGACTCAGACTCTATTCTTTCCACTTCCATTTTTCTTCAATAGGCACTATGTGGATTCCAAGGTAGACACAACATCATTCCGTGTCCCGTTCCCATTGTGCTCAATTCACAACTCCGAAGTTACGATAGTCATCCAATTTTATCGCCTTGATGAAATTGTCAGCAGCACGAGTGGATTTGCCACTGGCGCCGACCTTTTGGATTTTAAATTCGTCACCAGGGAAGTCACCCTAACTCCACAAGAAAGATTTATGCTGATGTCAAAACCTCAAGAGTACCCTATTGAAAAGATAAATACAGAAGAGATAGAAGTTCCTGCGACCGTAGGTGCAAAGTTTCGTTACTATTTCAACAGCGCTTACTCATGTCGTTCAATCTTTTGGACATTCAAAAATAAACTGACCGGTTACAATCCAGTCTTCTACACCCCTATCATCAATGCACAGGTCGTCACGCTCAACAAAACGGATCGAGGTGAGGTTCGCAAACCGTTGTTCTTTCAGGAGTTTCAGGCGTACGTACACAACTTTCACAATAACAAAACCTTCTATGCCTATTCATTTGCCGAACAGCCCCTGCAGGTCGTGTTGGGTGACTACGAATTTCGCGCCCCTAGACCTCAGAGCGCCTACATCGACATGTTCTTCACGACGGTTTCTGCCGGTTACGAACTATGGTCCAGTCAGTTTGCCGCGACGCAACAGAATTACACGGTCCAGGATACCAGAATCATCCTCGACACTTCGGTCGGTCTAGGTGGCAGCAGTGTCCTCAAGTCTCTTCGCATGAACACTTATGGATACTTCCGAACCAATACGGCGAGAGTGGGTATTCCTGGAACTTCTTATTCTAGCACGTCGAATGATGGACCTCCGCCGGATACTCCCTACAAAATGCGTTTCGAACCTTGGGATGGATCCAAGATCACTGTGGGAGCTGTGGATTATTTTAGGACGCCATCCTCTTATTACCTCGATGGGTTGAATAAGATGAGAAATAGGTCTTTTTACTACAACACTGACAAAGTATCGGTACCGGCCTGGTCAAATGCCGACAACGACAAGGCAGTTATATTATTCAGAAATTCTACGGCGGTTTCTACAAGTGCCACCGGAACACAAGGTCAAAACACAATTACTGTGACAGATGCGACGGGCATAGTAACAGGGATGGATGGTTTGAATGGAAGTAACATATCATCGACGGCCACCGTAACTGGTATAAGTAGTCTCACCGTAACCATGTCTGAAGAAAATACTGGACCTGTCGTGGGTGATACCATATTTCAAACACGCGACGGTGTGCCAGAGTGGGTCGTCACCTCGGGGAGCAATATCTATAGCATCTCAGAAGGTACCACTATGACAGTCGATAGCACCTTGAGTGGATTCTCGCTGGGCACGGGATACCCGACGTCAGGAGCCACACTCTCTGATACCACCCCAACCTCGGGCTATATAAAAATTACTTCCGACGCCAGAACAAACATCAACACATTTATTCCAGCCGTTGAAACATTCTTGGTAAATTTTTATTATTTGTCCACTAGCAAATTTGTCGCAGTCGACGGAAGAGGTACCGTTGTCGACAAGGAAGGATCGGGTGGTGTCGTGGAGGGCAAATTCAATAGAATTGATACAGACGGGTCTGGGTTCATAGACGCTATTGAATTTGATGTTTCCACGTATGACAGGGACGGGGACGGCAAGGTGTCCTTTGCTGAATTCAAGGAAATCGAGGAAGGTTGACCTCAGACCCCGTGAATACCATTTTTGATATACCATTTTCGATGTATAACAAATTCACCGAAAGTGCGTACAATCTGAAGCGAAT